CGGCGCTCTGGATCAAGAACTTCGACAAGTCCTGCGGGTTCAAGGACTGCGGCTCGGCAACTCTGACGATGCGCTTCAGCTACAAGTTGAGTCCTGACTGGGACATCAGCGTTTACGGGACTAAGTACTCCTGTGAGTGAACCAACGAAAGATCAGATGCTGGACCTCGTCGCCAGCGTGCTCCGCGGGGCTTGACTTCCATGCAAACACCGAGGTCACCATACAGTCGGCGATCAAGCTGCTTCTGGACAGTAAGGGGCTCGACTACGAAGCAGAGAAAGCGCTCGACGCGAAGAATCGGGTAGACTTCCTGGTGCAGGGCAGTGTAGCCGTCGAGGTCAAGGTTCAGGGGTCGGCGAAGTAGATCTACCGGCAGGTAGAGAATACTGCGCCTTCGACCAAGTTTCCGCGGTCATTTTTAGTAACCAGGAAATCGATCGGGATGCCGGCCACTGTCTCGGATAAGAAGGTTGTGGTAGTATCAGCAGGTAAAGGATGGCTTTGAGATCGACGAGATCTTTGGGAAGTTCAAGAAAGTGCTCGCGGCGGCCGGTTACGTTACGCCCACCTCCGAATCGTACCCGTACCAAAGCTCTGAAAGAGTTCGACCAAGCGCTCGACGAAGAGGACGCGCGTCAGTTTTGGGAACGCGTACAAAACCCAAAGCGCCGTGAATGAGAACCTACGGATCAATCCATCATGACAGGGAACGCTGGTTATCGCCGAGCTGGAACCAATTGACAAAACGCGTCACCGATGTTAAGATCTTTGTAAACAAGGAGAACACCAATGACGATTGCGTTCAACAAGGATCAAGAAGGCGTCGAGGTTACGATTACCGGCGGTACGACCGAGGAGATCAATCGCGCGAAGGCGTATTCTGTTTGCTTCGAGGACGGCCACGCGGTGGCAGCCAGCGTTTGCTTCATCGGCATGATGACCCATGAGTCCTTTGACGACTACGTGAAGGAACAGAGACTGGAGATCGAGAAATGAAGATACACCAACGTTTTTTTGAAGTGTCGCGGCAGTACGAGAACATGAAGGAAGTCCAGAAGCGCCTGCGCGCCGAGATGGAAGAGATGATGTCCGAGATCGGTATCGGCACGTACTTGCAGGATCCCGAAACCGGCGCCGTCTACAAGATCGTTCAGCCGAACGGCACGTACGTCGAGTACCGAAAGATCGGCTACGATCGCACTGCGCTCCCCCACGAGCTGCGCGGCTCGTTGTCTAAGAAGGAAGCAGAGGAGGCGGGCTTTCAGATCCCGAAGAAGTCTTGATCCTGAAGGTGGTCGGTTCGCTGCTCGGAGCATGCTTCCTGATCTTCTTTGCGGCTGCGTGCGTTGCCGTGCTGGCCGAGTTCGTTCTGTGGCTCGGATGCAAGGCGGACAATCATTGCTGGAAATACCACCCGGTAGTCAAAGATGGCGATTTGGTAATAGTACAAAGCTGGCGAGAGTGTCAGATCTGCGGAACGAAGAAAATAGAATGAAATTGTCGTTCGACCTCATAAAGTTCCTGGAGCAGTTTGAGACAGCGGATCGCGTAACGGGGCTGCAAAAACTTCTGAGCGCGCTCGGTATGCGCGCTACCGTCTTCTACTGGGATGACCATATCACGGCTAGGGTTCGGGGCATGCGAGACAGGATACTGGTGTCCCTATGGCTCTGCGCCGCGCGCGGCAACAAGCAGGCTTCCATCTCAATCGTCGAACCCAAGTGGTACCAGAACTGGACTCGCAAGGTGACCGTGCACGACATGCGCGGAGAGAAAGGTAAAGAGTATGTCGAGAAGCTTACGAGAATTTCTTTTCGGTAGAGAGGTCGACAAGGAGTTCGACGTTGAGGTCGCGACCGCCGAGGTTACCCTGAGCGACGGCGAGAAGAGAACGATCACCCGCAAAGGGTACGTGGACTTCCTGATGGGAGATCCGCTGGTTGTCTCCGGAACCTGCTTGCTTGAAAGCTACATCTACTACGACGGCCAGGGTTTTGCGGTAGCACGAATCAAGTCGATCAAGATCTCGAAGCAGAAATTGATTATACCGGTCCGTGTTCGCACCGGCGGGATACTGTGATCCATGGGACCAGGCGGAGATCGATCGGCACCAGAACCCGTTCGAAACTTTGAAGATGTCGTTCAACGCTTCAAGTGCTACGCCGAACATTCGATCGAGTACTACGCCAAGAAGCTTTACTGACCGATCGGTCTTCTGGTACGATCAAAGATGAGAGGTAAGGATGGCAAAGAGTAAGAAAGCGACCGCAAAAGTTTTGGAACCGATCAGTCTAATGACGCTTCAGGAAGCGCGCGAGTCTGCCGGCAACAAGTTTCCTTTCAAAGTCTACGTTCTGAGCGGGGTTCGTACCCTGGAGTTCAACGTAACCGGCGGTCCCGAGGAGTCGGACAGTAAGTCTTGGCTTACGGACAACACCATTGATACGCCAGACGGAGTCCGCCAGTTCGAGATCAACGCCGAAGTCGCTTCCCGCTCTATCTTTTCCCTTACCCAACCGCCCAGCGCCGAGGAGAAGGAGCTTGCGCAGTTGGAAGCTGACGTCGAAGCTTTGAACGAAGTTTTGGCTAGTACGGGAGCGCTGGCACGCAAATACGGCCACCTGCTTTTCCTTGAAAACAAGCTCGGGCTGCACGAGAAGAGCTTGGACCTTTCGAGCCTTAAGTTCAAGGTAAAGCACCAAGCTGGATCGTTCCTGAGCAAGAGCGACTTCCTGATCACCGTTGGCGCCGAATACTCGTACCTGGACCTGAAGGAAGTACTTACCCTTGAGCTGATCGGGGCACTGAGAGCCCTCTTGAAGGACGGCAAGTCCTCGTACAAGCTGGGCGGCGACCGAGTCCTGGAAGCTTCTCGCCACGGAATCTCATGCAACGGGTTCGCTCTGCTGACCTGGAGCGAAGCGGACGACGTTTTGGAGTTTGCGGAAAGCGAGCGCTCCAAGAGCCGCGAACTGAAGCGTCGTAGCCAGACGGCTACACAATTATCGGAGGAGTAATGAAGTCTAAGATGAAGATCCATAAGATCCAGGTTCGTAACAAACCCGGAGCCAAAGGTAAGATAACCGTCGGCGCCAATACGGAGGTACTTTTGGACGGGAAACCCCTTAAGGGAGCAAAGTCGATCAAGATCCAGATCCAAGCGAAAAAGGTGGCCAAGGTTGTCATCGAACTGTACGCTGAAGTGGAAGCCGACATCAAAGCTTTTACGCACAAGAAGAAAACCGCCGCCGGAGGGGCAGTACTCGGCTCGTATTTTCGGGCTCGTCCGCAGAAAAGCACTCGGTTTCAATCCGAGCCCACTTGACTCGATATCAAGCAAACCCCGTACTTAGTAACTAAATTAATATGAATTGACGGTGAAGAACTATGAAAAGAAATAGAGTCAAAATTAATGGTAAATTTGTTAACAAAGATTATCTGGCCAGCTTTTTGGACCTAAAGCCTCACAGTGCCAAAACCCAAGAGGAATTGAAGGGGATTTACTTTCTTGTTCCTAACGTCGGAGAAGAAGCACATGCGGTTGGAAAGAAAAAGTACCACTACGTACAGGTTGTAGACGGCATTCCCTATAATTTTTTTGAAAGGAACGAGATTTACTGGAAATGACCAGTTGGTATGGTAGAGGCTTAGAGCTACGTCAGCGTGAGCTGTTTTAACACTTACTGTTCATAATGAATTTTTAGTTAGGAGGAGTAAATGGGTGCTGATGCTGGAATTTTTGCCAGAAACGCTAAGAAGTATTTCTGGTTTGACCGTGAAAAAAACATGCGCGGTTGGATGTATACTGGCGATGAAGAGTTTTTCGATAATAATTCCCAAGAATGCGATAGAGCGGAAGACCTCTATTATGAAAAACTTTGCACTTATGACACTGAAGATAAGGGGTGTACGGCAGAAGAAGTAAAATTCATGGCAGAATTATCCAAAAAGGGATGGCTTTCTGATCCCGATGCAGACGAACGTTCCAGAAGTCTTTGGATGGATTGCGTATTAAAGTTTGTTGGGATGTTCCCCAATGATCTTTTTACCGTAAAATCGGACCATGGAAGTGAATGGCCGGAATGTGTTGATAAATACGAAGAAGTGCATTTTGATAAAAGCGAGGCTGATAATACCGGGTTTGGTTCGATTACCAAGGAAGACAATTGAAGTATTTTTGGATCATAGCTGTTTACCTGATTTTGTTGGGAGTGGTAGTCAACGCGGAGGATCGCGGTATTACCAAAGTTCCGGAAGGTCATCTTGACAAGGAGCGAATCAAGCCGCTCACTCCGGGCCAAACTTTCGACCTGTGCCAGGAGTACTGTTTCCAGCAAGGCAAGAACGCGAGCGATTCAATCCTGATGGCGGACCAACAGCACTTCGCCTGCGGATGCGGGCTGCGAAGGATCGAGGAAGACGATGTGCAAGGTAATACACGTTGATTTTCGCAAGGAAGAACCGCCGGTCGAGGACAACGAGGTTGATGACCTGTACTTCCTGAACGAACTGCCGGACCTCGGCTGGTTACCGTGGGCAATTAGCTTTGTAACAAGCAGTTCAACAACAAGGCCAAAGAAGAACTTGACGCACTAAAAACACTTGGACGGACTGCGGAGTGACCTGCTACGCCTTGAGTGGATGATGAAGACCTACGAGAACAAGTGATTGATATATAGCGTTAGGAGGAGTAAGATCTCGAAGATAGATTAGCGATATTGAACCCTATTTCCTTGCTTCGCATGGACAAAAACGAACGATCCCTGCTTCTTGGCAAACAAGAGAAGATCACGTGAGCCTGCGCAAGTTCATACTGCGGTACCTGAAGAAGCGCCGCATGGAGCGGGAACTACAGCTTCTAGCCCAGACCCTAAGCACGAGGGCTGAGTGGCCGAACGAACGGTGGCGCGGACTCACGATCAACCATTATCCAGACGAGTATGCTCGTAAGTCCGACAGAGCGTTCGAGGTGAAGCGATGAGGAGAATCAAGGCACAATATCAACCTGAAGACGTTGGAACGAAATAGCAAAAGGTTGAACCGCGAGGACATTAAGCGCATCATGGACGATGCCCAGTCGCTCGGTCAGAACTGCGGCGGGTGCGAGATCTGTCACATGACCTTCTGCGATTCGCGTACGGTTACGAGCAGGCGAAACTAGGGCCGATCAAGGTCGAACCGAGCAGGTAGCGTTAAGGGTCCTTATTGGGACATTAAGGCGGGAATTAAGACGTTAAGTGTCCCAATCAGGGCAGTTACGACCGCACTCGCACATCGAAGTGGTCCTTGTGGTAGGTCTAGGTGACGCCCCGGTCGTTGGTCAGTAGCACGACGTTCCATTCCAGAAGCAACTCGGCTTCGTAGTACTTCCCGACCGTCAGCGACAGCTCTCCGCTGCTGTCGTCGACGCACAGGATGCGCTGGGTTCCGAGAGATGTGTGGTTTTTTTGTCCATGATCCTCTAAAGTTCAGCTCCGGCTGCCCTGTCTTACGGGGTCGAACGTCCTTCGCCGCCGCAGTCAGTTACCCGACTGAAGCCGGAGCTTATACCGCGGTTGCAGGTAAACGTCTTGCAAGGCGCAAGTTTTACTCCGCGGTAAATTTAAAATTTATCCCCTCCCTGCTACCCGTCGATCGGGTTTGCCGATGGCTTTAACCACCGTGCTGCTCTTCGCTGGCTAAGCGGGCCACCGAGAGGGGAATATGCGCTTGCGGCGCAACCTAAGTTGAACCCCACCGGCGGGCGCTGAACCGCCGGTTTCACCTTCGGGGAATACCCCTATAGGCCCGGCCTGGATCTGGCCGTTAGAACACCTGCAGCGCTACACCGCCTCCTTCTCGTTGCGATACTCGAACTTGCGCAATACGTCGATGCGGCGAGTCGGGTTCAGGTGAGCGTTGTACACCTCGGCGAGCATCAGCGCGCCGTCGCGGAAACTGTTGACAGTCGTCAATTTGTGCTCCGCGATCGCGTTGAGCCGGCGGACGAAGTGCTTGTGGTCGTACGCCTCGTGCTCGATCAGCGTGAGCAAAACCTGGATGAACTTGACCGCCTTGATCTTGCGGGCGAACACGCCGTCGCGAACCTCGATCAGGGACTTGATCGTTTCCCAGCGCTTCTTGAAGGTCAGGAAGGTCTTGCCGTCGATCTCAAGCGTACCGTCCAGGAGCGTGTTGTAACGCTTCGAGGTCATCCTACCGAACAGGAGCACGTGCAACGCCCCGGTGCTCAGCCCCGTCTTCTTTTGCAGGTTCACGAAGGTGTGGTAGCTCTCGTTGCCGCAGTTGTCGAAGAAGTTCACGAAGTTCTGAGTCGTCCACGGCTTATGCAAGCGGTGCGCGTGCATCACGTCAACGGTCTTCGCGTCCTCGGAGATGAAGTACTTCACTGGCAGCCCGGCGAGCTTGGCGGCTTCAAGGCGATGATGGCCGGAGATGACCTTCAGTTCCCCCGTGTTTCCGCCAGTGACCTGAATAGGTTCCTGCTGGCCGCGCTTCATGAAATCCTCGGCCAAGTCCTTTACGTAAACTCCTTGATAGACACAATCATACACCAATTGGATGCGATACGTCAATAAGGGGAATTATTTAGCCGACGAAACACTAACTTTACCTTACCGCAATCCCATATCCTGACCAAACCGTCAGCCTCAGCGTGTTTACTCTCCGTCATCCCTGGGGGAGTTCCCGCCCGGCTCTTCTTCCTCGATTGCTTGGAAACTGCTTTCCCGGACGAGGTGGCGTAAAAGTAATCGGGAGGTAAGACGTCGGTTTTTATCCATCCGGCCGCAAGGTACCCCCTGGCCTGGCTCTTGGCCAAGTCTGCCCATGTGTACAAGTCCCGCCCAAACTTTCTTGAAGCCATGAGGGACATCTTGGATAACGCGCCAGATACGGTCGTTCCGTCCCTAAACGCAAATCGATTCAGGATGATCTCGCTGCCTCCCCGCCTGTGGTGTGCACCGAAGGTGGCGACCCCCAGCAGTTGTCCGTTCTTCTCGCACGCTACCGCATACCTCAAGGACCTAGGGGCTCCTTGAACGTGGTACGCTTCAAGAAACATCCTGGCTTCAGGCCCATCGCATTCGCGGAAAACGCACTCACGAGCACCGATACGTTCAGTGTTGGCCCCTAGAGCAGACCTAAGGAATGACTTTACTTGAGGTTTTCTGTATTTCCATTCGTGCTCAAACACGTGCAGCAGTCTTATACCAGCAGCCTCGCATTTATTCGTGCGGTCTCGGTGGAAGTTCCTGGGCTTAAACTTTTCGCTATGCCAGTACAGGCCGTTAAACTCTACGCCTACGCGAAGAGACGGGATGAATACGTCTAACTCCATCGTTCCTATCTTATGATGGCGAATTGCATCAGGAACAACCGACAGTACGTACTCGAACAGTTCCTTCTCTCCTTCGGACTCAGCGTAACCTGGGGCAGGTTTACCGGACTGGCGACCGGTTATCAGGTCATTAGGTCTACATTTAAACCATCCGCGACCTTCCCTACTGTCAAAGAACGAGCATTTCTTGCTGCTATCAAGGAATTCTTTGATCTCAGTGATGTGAGGGTACTTGGACCTAACGTGCTCCAACATAATCTCGGAAGAACGCTTCTGGCGCTTGTTCAGGCGGGGATGACCGGACTGATTACCCGTCATCAAGTATATCGGCTTAGCCGAGAACCATCCCCCGCCTGCGCGAGCGTCGAAGAACAGGCATAGTGAACCGGTGTTGGTGAAAGAGCGCTGGTCTATCTCGGACACGTACGGAAACCGCTCTTGGATTTTGCGTAAAACCTCGGTGCACGATAGTTTTCGTCTAGGATTGTAGTAGGGATGTCCGGAAGTTTGGCCACTAAGAAGGTAGACGGGCTTCGTCTCGAACCAGCCGGCGTTCGGCCGATCGTCAAAGAATCGACACCTTGTCTGAGTATCGCGGTACGAGGCCGTATCGATCTTCGTGACGTGGGGGTACTTGGTCGATATCTTGGATAATACTTCTTGGACAGATAGTTTTTTCATACCTATCAGTCCAATGATACGCTACGTAAAAAAGAAAAACCCAGCAGTTTCCTGCTGGGTCGTATAAGTGACTGTTATTATTAAGCTCCGTCGTCGATGTTCGACGCGTCGGCGGACTCGGAATCGCCGCCTTGGGCAATTCCGTACTCGTCTTCGCCGATAAGGCCGATGATGTCGAGCCGCAGGTCGGAGACACCGCGCTGAGCGACGCCGCCGGACCAGCCCATGACGCGGCAGCCGTCGGCCTGGAAGATCAGCTCGCCCGTCTGGCGATCAAGGATCGCTACAGAGAAGTCGTCTTCCGTGAGGAGGTTCTTGAGCAGGGTCGCTTTGGCGACCGCGTAGGGGCCAGCGTTCACGACGCGGTAACCCGTCAACGTGATCTGTACCGGCGCCTGGTCGGTCGGCGTGATCTCGGCCGGCGAGTACCGACCAAGGACGTACAGCGCTTCTTTCCCTTGCCGCAGCGACCAGCTGCAGTTAGAGAAGAGGCCGACGAGGTTCCCGTTGATGAGAACCTTTGCCCTTGCACCCGTTAAGACTTTAGCTCTTGCCATAACTTATTGACTCTCCAGCATTTTATTGCTCTTCTTCAGGTTCTCTCCTGCAGGTAATACTGCAAGTTCTCAAGAACGTGAAGACCGGAAATTGTTTTACCTTTCAGAGGAACTGCGTGGTCTACGCAATAACCTTCTGGACAACCTTACTAACTGGCCGATTGTTGAACCTGCGAGATAGTGAAGTTGATAGGAACAAAGTATATTAAACCCGCTAATTTAGCTTCGACCGACACCCGGAGAGCCGGGCCGACGATCTGCGTGCTGGCGTTCTTGTAACCCTTCGGAGCGTCGTCGGACGGAGCCGTCCAGCGCAGCCGCAGGAAGTTCAGCATCTGGCCCTGCAGGAAACTCAGCGCGCCCTTGGCGGAGATCTGAGCGACCGACTGGCCCACCACCGCGACGTTGAACGCCTCGATCAGGGTCAGGGTCATGAGGTCCGCGACGTAGACAGCCTGCATGCTGTTGTAGACGAAGTTGTTGTCGACCGAATACGTCATCTGGTCGGACACCCAGCGGAAGCCCTGGTTGTTCGGCACGGGCTCCAGGATCAGGAGTCCGGCTTCCAGCGCATCTTTCCGGGCCGAGCGGCTCATCGGGTTGAAGTCGCCTTCCGGCTTGATGACGGCCTGGACGTTCGCCTTCTTCTTGACGATGCCCTTGTAGCCGGCCGCAGCCTGCATGCCGAGGGCGACGATCGCCGCCATCCAGGGCTGGTACTGCGCGAGCGTACCGGCCGAGCTGACGACCTTGACGTCCTGAAACGCAAGGCCCATGCGGAAGCTGGAGAGGCTGGAGGCCGCCTGCTTCTGCTGTACGTAAGATCCGGACCGGCTACCTACCGCGAGGCGGTTCATGCCGGTCTCCTCGTTGCTCATCAAGATGCAGTGCGAGTTGAGGTACGCGTTTACCGCGTCGATGGTGTAAGTGGAAGTCGGCTCGGTCTCACCGTTCGCGATGTCGACGGATGCGTCGGCAGAGATCAATGCCGTGATGAAGTTGGTCTGAACGCCTTGCGCCGCGTCGATGCCTGCAACGAACTGCGCGGAGGTCGTACCGGCTTTCAAGCCGCCCGACAAAAACTGGTCGGGTACAGTCACTTCGGGCAAGCCGGACTGACCCGACTGCTCGTTCGCGACGGTGGCGAGCTGGCTTGCCGCCAGCGCGTTGAGCCACGCCTGCGCATCATACTTGATGCCGGCCGGCTTCGCCGCGAGGTCGGAGCTGAGCCCGTAGGTGCCTTTGTCCAATTGGGACGTCGACACGTTCGCCCACTTCGAGGCCGACAGCGCGGCGCTAAAGGTGGACTGGCTGTTGACGTAGCTGACGAGCTGGCTCAGGGTCTTGAACTGGGCGAAGCTCGCCGAGAAGATGATGGAGGAGCCGACCTTGAAGTCGATGCCGCTTGCTCCGACCACCGCGGTGGCGCTAGCCTGCGAGCATCCGATCGTGAGCAGGATGTCGCCGCCGGCCTTGAACGAGGCGGAGCTGGTATCCTTGCTGATCGTGAACAGGTTGACGTACTCGGCGGCCGAGCGAAGCAGCTGGTTACCGAAGGCGCTCGCGGTCTGCGAGGCGCCGTCCCACGCGATCGGGGACAAGTCACCGATGACTTCCATCGACTTGGACAGGCCGTCGATGACGGGCTTCATGACGATGAAGGGCTGAGTTCCTTGCGTGATCGGAGACGCTACGTTCTGCGAGCCAGAAGTTCCAGCATTACCGTTTGACAGGCGACTGATCGACGCGGTGGTCGAAGTGCTGCCAGTAACCTGGTAGAAGCCAGCGATCAGGCCGGCAAAGGTGGAACCGAGCTTCAGGATGTCGCCTACGACGGGCTGCGCGGCCCACGCCGCAGGAGCGGTGATCACCGCAGTCGAACCGCTGATGACGGTCGTGAAGCTTCCGCTCAGGCCAATCGTGGACTGGCGATCCTGGCCCGTCTTGTTCTGGATCGAGATCGGGGTGTAATCGATGATGTCGTTTTCGCCAACGCTCACCACAGTGGCGGAAACGGACGCTACCGCCGGAGCACCGGACGGAGCGTTGATGCGCTTGATGGTGATGGTCGAGCTGGACGGACCGGGGCTTACCGCGGTGACGAGGTACGCTCCGCGGTTCTGGCCGATACCGCCGATCAGGGCGGAATCAGCCGCAGCGCCGAAGTCACCGGTCGCGGGGATCACCACGGTGTCGCCGATGGACGGAACAGAAGCGAAGGCCGAGGACAAGGTGATGGTCAAGGTCGAAGAGTTGATCGCGGTAGCAGCGATCGCAACGCCGTTCTTGCCCTGAAGCGGGAGAACCTGCGAGGCGCCAGACGCGAGCGTTCCGTTGGTAACGTTCTCGACCAGGGCCGCAAACGCCGGACCGGAAGTTACCTGAGCGACGCTGATGGTAGCTTTCGCTCCGCCGTTCTGACGCAGTGCCATGCTGACCGCCGACGACGAGTAATGCGGGACGTAGGAGAAAGAGCCCGTGGTCGGAGCGATCTCGGCGACCGAGACCTCCGAGCGATACTTGATGAGGTTACCGGGAGCACCGGCGCGAGCCGCTTGAAGCAGCGCGTAGGAGCCGAAGCCGGGGCGAGTAAGGACAGCCTGGGCCTTGACGGACGGGTTCGTCTTGATGATCTTCACCAGGGAGACCGCGCCGGTGATGGCGGGGTCGTTCGCGGCGACAACAATCTCGCGGAACGCGTCCACGATGCGGCCGGTGCCGTACTTCTGCTGGACGGCAGAGATCTGATCGGGGCCGAAGGCGTTCTGGTTCAGGTCAGCTTCTTGAGTAAAATCCGGACCTTCGTCCGCTTCACCGACAAGCGTCACGATGCCGGCAGCAGCGGAGTTTGAAGAGTTGTTGATGACCTGGACATTTACGTACGTCCCCGGATCGATCAGGACAAGGCCGGAATCTGTGGTGTAAGACTGAGCCATCTGTTATAATCTCCCGTTCACTGGAACCAAGATTAGGTCAACGCCTATCAGACGTTGTAGCCGAAATCTCTCAAGCCCTTGTTCCATTCCTTAGAGTCCCAGAATCCACGGGCTTTCACGTGCAACTTCACCGCTTGCTTCAAGCTCTCGCCGAAGTCGTACTTCGACGAAACCTGCGCCCACCACGCGTCAAACTCCATGTTCTGGACAGGAGCTGCGTTCTGGTGGGACGAATTCTGTAAGGTCTGTAAGGTCTGCTGATCTTTCTTGGCCATAGCGTTACTTCTTTCCGGCTTTCGCCTTGCCCGCCTCTTTACCCAACTCCTGCTTCTTGATCTGCCCGTGCATCTTCAAGGTGTTGTGCGCGTCGGCCAACGCTCCGCGGAGCGTGGTACCGTAGCCGATGTCCTGACCGGTCTTCTTGTGGGCGATCGCCCAGTGTCCGCGGGGATCCTTCATCCGGGTCGCGTGGACTTCATGGCCGCCGACGCTGTAATGCTGCTTGTTCTTACCGGCTTTCAGGCGCTTGATCGCGACCGCTTCTCTCGGAGCCGGTTCTTCCTTCTCCATCTCGGCTTTCGGTAACTTGGGGGCCGGCATCGAACGGAGTTCGTGGAGGACGCGCTTGTGAGAGTGGCGCTCGGACGGTTCTTTACCGCCCCAACCACCGCCAGCGCGGGAGTGCCCAGGTAACCCAACTACCGGCTTATGTACGCCCTTCTGTTCGTCAAAGCGATTGACGTAGCTGCCCTTGCCGGGGTTAACCTTCTGGTTTTTCTCCATCTCAGCCTTCGGGAGCTTGGGGGCCGGCATATCCTTCAATTCTTTGTGGACGCGACGATGTTCCTGATTTGCCCATTGGTGCTTCTGGCGAGCAGCGATGCCCGCGAGCGAGGAACCTGAGCCGCGGAGTTTGTTGCCTTTCTCGCCCCAAGGCTGGTGAACACCCTTCTCTTCCTTTTCCATCGACGGCTCGGCCGCGACGATGTCCTTCTTCAGGAAGCGAGGTTTCCAATCCTTTGCCAGGTCGGCCTTGCACATCTCGGACATCGACATCGAGTTCTCGTAGCTCGGCCGATCGGGAGACATCTCCTGCTCGACGCTTTCTTGGTCGTCCTTGCCGAGGTAACCCATGTCGGCTCCGCCGTACGCGCCTCCGGCCGCAGCTTTCTTCATGAAACGCGGCTTCCACTCGGACATGACGTCCTTGCGGATATCGATCTTGTGGCCTTCCTCGCGCTCCGCGGGAGCGTTGGCGATCATGTGATCTTCGACCAGGTGCTCGACGTCTTCGCCGAGCTGGGCATCAGCCTTTTCGTCCGGGTTACCCGCCTTCGCCATGCACTTGCACATGGACTTCTCCATCCCGCACTTCTCGCACTCTTCGGCCTTGCCGATCGCGCGCTTAGCGGGCGAAGATGAAGCTGCGGCAGAAGCCGGATTCTGAGAAAGGTGATGGAAGATGTTGTGGCTGCCCTTCTGGTTGATCATGAAGTCGTGGTAAGCGTGGGTGCGATCGTCGGGTAACCGCTTCTGATCAAAGTTTTCGGGATTAACGAAGTGTCCGGAAACGACCTTGCCGTCGTTGCCGGTAACGCGGAACATGTTCTTTGCGCGAAACTTGGTGTCGTGGGTCGGATATACACCGCCCACCTTCATCTCGTGGATGCCGGCTACGGGCTTACCGAGCTGGTGCGTTCCGTGGCCCGAACCGTGCCAGACCTGGTCCTGCACGGCGGAAGCGGGGTGACGCACGGGAATGGCTTTCGCCAGCTTATCCATGCTCTTAGAGATGGTGCCGGGAGACTTGGATTCGATCTCAAGCATCCCCTTGGCGAGTTCCAGCAGTTCTTTCTCGTTCATCGTACCCTCTGCCTGAAGTATTAGGCGACCGGGAAGCCTGATTTTTTCTGAGGTTTTGGGTCCATGGCGCTGGCCGAACGAATGTAACCGTGGCCCGGATAAATCTTCTTCGCTTCGGCGGTGACCCGCTTTACCTCTGAGTGCGCGGCCTGTTTGTTCGCTGCCGGATCACCATAGTGCATCGCGCCGCGGACGTTCATCCCCATGACGGAGCGGCCCATGCCAGCCAGCGGCTGGTGCACGCCCTTTTGCTGGGTGTGACGAAACGCGGTGCTGCGAAGGTGTTGGCGAAGTCTCTGGTGCTGCGGACCTTGCACACCCATGTGGCGCTCGACGCGGTTAGCTTTTTCCAAGCCCTTGCGCGCGATCTTCCCCTCGTTGCGAGAAACCGACCTGGCCGCAGCGACGGCGTCCTTTGCCCGAGAAAGAGGATTCAAGTGCCTGTAGGAAGGCGTAGCACCGGTAACCCTAGAAACCGCATCGTCTATGTGGTTGAAAACTCTCTGAACGATGTTTGAGCGCCTGTGCTCGCCCATCGCCTGTCGAGCAGAATTAATGCGAACGTTGGATTTTCGCATCTCGGACGCGGCAAGCTTTGCCGGAACTTTCCTAGTCGGAGCTTTGCCGGCGCTGCGCTTAAGGCGCATACGGAACAGCTCGCGGGCGAGCTTGTGCGCCAGTTCCTTGTCGCCGCGCTTGCGCGCTTCGATCACGGTGTCGATGGTCGGCCGCGTGCGCCAACCCTTATCCGGCGAGTAAGTTGCGCGGGGCGAGTCGCGAAGCTCCAGCATCTGCCGGGTTTCGGGCGACAAAACTTCCTTGCCGGCGGTCAGGTGCCGGGTTCCGATCGCGGGGTTACCCTTCTTGTCCTTGGTCTTGACCGGGGTGCCGGGGTAATCCTTCGTGACCAAAAGTCCGGGCTGGTCGGCAGCGTAGCGCTGCTCGGGACGGACGACGTCGCGCATCTTCTGGTGAGCTGGAAGCCCCAGGCGACGGCGCAGGTGGTTCTCGATCGCGGTCGCCTCGTACTCAGGCTTACCTCTCGACTGCTGCTTGTAGCCGATCCCGCCGCGCTCGACGGGCTGGTTCTGTCGCCCGTAAAGATCGTCCATCCAGTCCTGGAAATCGGACAAGGACATCTTGTCCGGAGCATGCATGATGTGGCCGATCTCGTGGATCAGGGAGTCGGGGTTACCGATGTGCTCGATGTAGCCCGTGCGAAGATCGGGCTTGTCGATGATCTTGCCGGCCTTGTTCTTCTTACCTGGAGCGCGACGAACAGGGGTGTTCAGCTTCCGCTGAGCAAAGTCCGAGATCTGCTGGATCTGACGCTCGCGCTGGGGAGAATCAGGCTTGGTCTTCCAGCCGCCGAACACCTTCTCGCGCTGGGCGCGGACGTTCTTAGATTTTGCGAGTTGGCGGGACTTGCTCAGTAGGTTTCTGAAGTAGCTCATCGCACTGTAAGATTAGGATTTCTTGGACGGCTTGCTCTTGTCGACCTTGCGATTGTAAGAGCCATTGGGATACTAAATTAACAATTCGCCCTTTTTCAGAGACGGCCGCGGGATGTACTCGTTTGGCATATGATTGATGCGCTTGATCTCAACAGGGGCCTTGTTGTGTATCTTGAACTCGCCAAGCTTGGTTAGAACCTCAAACTCGTTTCGACGCTGAAACTTCCCCGGACCGAGGCGATCGAAGTCTCCACCCAGTCGGCCAGTAATGTGCGGTAGATGGTGGTCGCGGTGGTCGACGTTGCGGTGGCCGGCCAAGGATGGATGGTCCTCGGAGTAGTGCCGGCCGCTGAAGTCGAGCATCTCGCCGCCCGGCATGATGTACCCCGCCTCCCTCATGTCCTTGGTCGTACCGAAGTGCTTCTTGGCCTCGGAGACCATCGGGTGCTCCTGCGGGTCGGCTTTGCCGAGGCGGTGGTTCCAGAGCTTCTTGGCGGCAGGACTCTGCTGGGTAACGCGCGGCACGATCTTCATTCCAGAGTTGTGCTCGACCAGCTGATACGCAGCAGAAGCCAGGCCCTTGCGACGGTGGTCAACGTGGGTGTTAGAGGAGTGAACTAGCAGCCCTCGCGGTTTAACCACGAAGTGGTAGTTGCCCACGTTCCGACCGTCCTTCCAGGCGGTGACGTAGTGGTCTCCGGTACTGTCCTGCACCTTGTGCTCCAGCGAATGCCCTTCCTTCTGTCAGTCTCCGTTCTGCCCCTTGAACAGGTGGCGAACCTTGAACTTCTTGGTCTTGGTCCCCGGCTGCACGTCGTGCCCCATCGCCATGCTGGCGCGATTGGCAACGTCAGCGATCGCGCCTTGATCTAAAGCACCCTTATGGATCGGCTCTTCAGACTCCACCTCTGAGGGGTGGAACAAAGCGACCACGTTCGGTAGGTTAGAGCCAGAGTTCGAAAAACCATGGTAGCCCGCTTCCCGGATCTTGCCCAGGATCTTGTCGGAATTCCAGACGCCCTGGTTTTCTCTGACCGTTTGCTCGATGAGGCCGGCATGATCGTTTGCCAGGTCGTAGATCTTGTGTTCGGGCTTGAGAGACACGAAGTACTTGGAGCGAGCGGCGCCGGTCACGAGGTCTTCGGGCTTCGTGCCTTCTCGGTAAAAATAGGAGCGGGGGACCTCGGGCAGGCCGCGCTTGTACTCTTCCGACCGCACGCCCTTACCCTGGTGCTTAGGGTCGATCTGTTTCAATCCTTGGGTAGGAGAATAATGGACGAGGCGAGCGGGAGCTGTCTTTTTGAGGGATTCGGTCTTTACTATCTTCTTGCCAACTTGATGTGCAAACTTTTGTGAATGTACCTGGTAATCATGCGGTTCCACGATTACTTCATGCTCGCGACGTAATCGTTCACGAAGATCGTTCGGCTGTACAATATGCTTGAGTACAGAAACGACTTTTGATGCCGGTATCCATGCCGACGTGACGATACCGGTTCCGTGCCGGTGCGGACCATATTCTCCAAAAGCTTGAGCAACGTCCAAACTTGGAGTCCAGCCGACCCTTTGCGTAGACCGCTTAAGCATCACTGGATCTTTCGGGCCGTGACCTCTGTGTAACAGGAATTCATGCTCTCCGGTCTTTGGGTTTTTACGTACCGATGCCGCCGCGGCAAGCCGAGCGAGCGAGCGAGTGCGTATCCCGCCTTCCGATCGAGGTATGTTTGCCCTAGTATCCGCGAAGTTCGCTATCCAGTCCTGCGCAGCCTTTGAATCCACCTTTGATTGCTTTACGGGATGCTTAGATTGCCAGCTGCCCTTGTCGAGCTTCTCCGACTTCTTCATCGGGGTGACGTCGTTGTGGACCCAGTCCGGGAGCAGGCCAGCCTTCTGGTCGGCGTAGACCGTGTTGGCCGGATCCTTGCGGTTCTTCTCACCGTGAGGTCCAAAGTTAACCCAGGAGTTCTGTCCGCGCGTCTCGGTCGCCAACGCTTGCTGAGCGAGCGGCGAGTACATCTGCCGGTGCTCGTTCCAAGCGTTTTCCTCGCCTGTGTGGCCAAAGCCGTGACCTTCCTTCGCGTGTCCGAAGTAGTCATGCACGATGCGGAACATATCGTTCGCGAGTAAAGGTTTACCCTCGTGCTCCTCGCCGGTCGGGGCCAGCATCGGATGGTCGGAACGGTTGTTGCTCGAGCCAAATCCCATCTCGGTCGGGTAGTACCAGAGGTGCCTGTTCTCGTTGACGTCGCGGTGGACATCCTTCGAGCCGTTCGGGTACGGGTTCGGCTGGCCCGGCTTCATGCGGGAGATCTTCAAGCCAGAGTTCTTGATGTGCTGGAACTGTTTCTTAGTCTCGTTGATCAAAGCGCCGTACGCGGCCTTCACCTTCGGATCGTTCGGCCGGTGAGGCATCTCGTGGTATGCCTGCGCGATGCGGGCGCCGCGGTTAGGGTCAACAGACAACTTCTGCGCAGGCTGGGGCGCGATGCCGGCCGATCGTAGGTAACCGTTAGCAACGTCGCGGACAGAAGCTTTCTTGCTTAAGGGTTCGCTCTTGCCTAGGCTTGCCTTGAAGCGGCCTGCTGACACAAACGGTTTCGTGTCGGCGCGAGTAACCTTGTATCCTTCGGGCGAGCGGGCCATGACCTCGAACGAGTCTCCCCAATGCTGGCGAGCGATTTGCCTTGCTGCGGCCGTAGCCGGATGCAGCGGGTTCGAGATGATTGAAGAATCAGCCTGGAGGTTGTGGCCGTCAGAACCGTGGTCTCTTCCTACGCCTACGGAAATCCAACCAGCTCCGAGAGCTTTACCGTAAGAATCGTCCGAGTATTTGTACGGATCGTGCTCGGGGCTTTGCTCGTGCAGCTCGGGATGATGAGCCTTCGTGTAGTCGTGGATCCACTCGTGGTGGTGCACGCCCTTTGGGACCTCGTGGAATTTTCCTTCCGGCGAGATGAAGCCCTTGGGTGCTTCAGCTTTGGTGAGAGCTTTGGTGATAGGCTCCGACTTCTTCGTTGCGCCGAAGTGCAGGCGAAAGCGCGCGGGGCCGGAGTTCGTATGAGTCAAAGAAAAGTCGTCGTCGAAGTGAGGCGCGATCTCGTGCTCGGTGCCGGTCTGCTCGTCATGGTGCTCGGTAGATGGGTGCGTCGGGATCAGCGAATGCGTCCCTTCCTCGGCGTGGATTACTGCCTGCTGGTTGTACTTGCGGCCGAGTTCGGTGGCCTGCTCTCGGGAGATCCCGTGGACCATGAAGCTCGGCTCGTGCTGTCCGCCCCACTGACCCATGAGAGGAGTCCAGCGGTGACCGGCGGACTGCAGATCTTGCTTGAACTTCTGGTAGTTGGCGGCGTTGGTCGCGGCATCGTCTTGCGCGCGGTACGGGGTCAGGAGGGCGTACTTACCGCGCTTTAAGTAGGCGGAAAGATGCTCGGGCGACTCGAATTCCTGGTGCTGCGGGTTCGGCCCGGTCCTAGGGAACGATCGGGCATGTAACTTGTGGAAGTAGGGGTGTGCCACACGATGAAGATTAAGCGGGCTTTATGAAGTAGTGAAAATGATGATCGAGAAGAATTAACTCCCTGATACCGTTGCGATCTAGCGGGCCATCCGGCGGGAGAAGATCATGGACCAAAGGACTGCGCGCTTCCGTAAGCACGATGTGGCCGTCCGTCGTGATGCTGAACCGCGCGATCTCCCGCGGGTCGTTCCGGTCGGCCATTAGGATGTAGTTACCGGGCTTCATCGTTACATGCTACCAGAATCATCATCGTCCGTCGAGCGGGAGGGGTCTATACCGTGGAAGTCATCGATATGACGGGCTAGATTTGCTGATCTCGGACTTTGCCACCTTGAGCTTCGGCTTGTTGTACGCAGCAAGGTGCGGGTCGAATTCCCCGAACTCGCCGGGCTTCACCGTGATCCCCTTGCCGGGGAGCTTCTTCGTCCACTGGTGCTCGGTCGCGGGCGACACGCGGGAGTCGGAGTAGACCTGGCCGTGCTGCTTGATCGCGAAGCGCTTAAGAGCTGTGTTCAACCCTTTGCCCTCGTGTCCAGGCTGGGTCGCCGAGAAAGAGATGTGGTGCGAGTCTGGGATCTCGAAGTACGGGTCTCCGCTGGAAACTTGGACGGAGGAGATCGCGCGGGAGTGCGGCTGGTCATCTTGGGTGATGACGTAATGCGTAATGCTCTTCGGTTCATTTTCATCGCCAGAGCCTTGCTCGCGGAACACATGGATCTTACGGCCGAGCGCCTTATGCCGATAAGTCTTCAGGTGCCTGCCGAGGCGCGCGTGCTGGCTGTCCCAGTCCATATCTTCTCGGACGTTCTCGTAGCCCGACGACACTACAGGGGACTTCTTCAACTTGGGATCTTCCACGGACCTGAGCTTCGCGTAGTACTCGGGGTCTTCCTGCAGGTGGTCCATAGCGATCTCGCGCGCCACGGAAGGATCACTCGTGTGCTCTTTCTCCACGTTCGCGCCCTGCTTGAGCTTCTTCTGGTCGAAGTCGGAATGCTTCTTTCCGGCCGCAAGGCCGCCTGGGATCTTCTTCTTGAACTCGCTCTTCTCCGTGCGCTGGTCGCCGTCCATCATGCTGTCGGCCGCCTGCTCCGAGGTCGTAGAAGAGAGTTTCTCTCGTCTGACACGCTCCTGCTTGAGCCAAGCTAGCAGTATGTTGTTATTCTTTGGGATCTGCCAGTTACCGGACTGCTGCGGGTTCAAGAACTTTAGCTCCGAGAATTCCTGGTCAGGGTCGTTCTTGTAGCCCTCCATGTCGTACTTCTGGGGAAGCTTCGCGGAATAGAGTATAAGCGTGCCGTCACCGGACGGAAGCGGCATCTCGTGCAGGCGGTGGAACTCGCGGGCGTCGATCCCGGTCTCTTCTAAAAGTTCTCGGTGAGCACTTTCGACGTCGGTCTCCCCCTTCTCGACGTGACCGGACGGCGCGCACCACTTCTGGGAATCACGTCTTTTCCCGTGGAGGAACAGTCCTTCAAGGATAGGGTGTTGCACGGCGATCACGACCACGCGCTTCATTTCTGCTGCTCCGTGTTCAGTACTGCCTTTGCGGTCATGTGCTTGATGGCCCGCGTCAGACCGTTGCAGTCGGCGCACTCAGTGACCGACGGCGAGAAAACGAGGTTACACTTCGGGCAACTCCAGCCGCTAGACTGCATCAGCTGCGTTGGCGCTTGCGCTGGGACAAGCAAGTGCTGGACGCAGGTGGAACACGTCCCCTGGCACATGCAGCACGCAGACTGCATCATCCCCTGAACTTGTACAGCTAACAAACTCATCTCTCGCAATCCTCGTGGTGGGGAACCCAGCTACCGCAATACACGCACCAGTCGCATCCGCTCCTGCGGTTTTGCCAACGCGAAGTACTGACTTCGGGCAGCAGGCACTTCGGGTTGTGGCCGAAGATCCAGCAGTAGATCTTGCGAAGCATCAGGAGTTCTCCTCGCCAAAATCGGGATCCTTAGATAGTCGCCAGCCCTGAGCTAGGACCTGTTCCTTGTAGTTCTCGGGCGTAACTAAGGCGTCGCAGATCTTGATCCCACCCTTGACGCCGGCAAGGCGCGGGGCAACGTACTTGATCCACGAAAGCTCGACCTGACCGGTCAGCGACACGCTCTTGAACCACACGTTCTCCGGATCGTAACGCGGTGCTTTCTGGAGGGGTGAAGAACCGAATGTAGAGATCTCGAACCCTCGGGCTTCAAGCCACACTTCCTTATACCGACCCAGGCAGTATACCACGATCGCGTGCAGCCACTGAGCGTAAACTGGATCCGACGACGCCATGCAGACCAGGGAGTAGGAGTGCCGCAGGAAGGTCTGCTCCCGCTGCAGGTTCCAGAGCGCGGACATGGGCGTTACGTAGCAGTTCGTCAAATCGACCCGAACTCCTGGCTTGATCTGAAAGGCATTCTTGCCAACCAGCTTCCTAACCTGATACGCAGACCCTGTCCTGGAGACGAGGAACATTCCGGGGAACAGCGCCTCGTTCGTGACTCCCTTTGGGAAAGTGACGGTGCCGCTGGCCGCGTCGTAGTTCGACGGGGTAAACGGGGCATAGACGTAGTCCGGGGTCGTCTCGATGTTCTTGGGGTCGAAATCTTCTGGGTAGCCGCGGTCGTCCGACAAAGCCGCTCGGTTCTCCATCTCCTGGTCGCCTGAATCCACGATCACGATGCAGGGGAACGTCGGGGTGTCGATGCGCTGCTGCATGAAGACGCCGATGTTGTTGGAAAGGAACCATTCCTTGAAGCGCTTGCGCTCCTTGTCGCCGTACTCGGCTTCAGAGATGTCGCCGGCAGAGAAACCGGCCGAGATGTCGTCCACAACGTAGTCGTTGGCTCGCAGGTCCGCGATCGCCGCCTCCAGCATGGTCTTCAGCAGGATATCTGTTTGGATGTACGACATACCTTAGAGTCGAAGGATTAAGTGCCGGGTCGCCAAAAGAATAAGGTAGAAGCTCTTACCTTATTTGATATTTTAAACCAAGTGGTTGATAAACCGCACATTTTAAACTACATTTAAAACTTCAACCCTTAGCGATCGAGTCGATCTCGTCCTGCATCGTCCGGATTATGGTCTCTACCTGCTGGGACGCCCAGTCGTGGGCTTCCTTGATGGAGTGCAGTCCAGGACGAGGAGGGGCGAACCAGCGCCCTTCCTTTTTGTGAGCTTCCGTGATCGTACGGAACGTGATCGCCTCTCGCACTACCTTGCCCTTCTGGTTCTTCCTCTGGACGATGAGAGTATCTTGCAACAGCGAGATACCGCCGTGGGCGGGAAGGCCGGTTAGTTCGGCCATCGCCTGGGAGCGCGGCTCGGAGTATAGCGTCGGGAACTGAGACTGCGGACCAGGCATCTGGGGACTAATGCGATGCAGCACGCCGAGCTTAGGAGTTCCGTCCGGATTCTTCTCGATCTTCTTAAGTGGGATCTTGTTCTCTTTCAGGGCAGACTTGATGATCGCAGCGAGCGCCGGGTTACGGGGAGTTGCCGTAGAGTTCAGCTTACCGTTGCTGATCGGGATACGAGCGTAGAGAGTACCCTTCTTGCTGACCTTTGCCTTCGGGTTCTTGGTCAGCAGCCAATCCATGAACTGCGGCTCCGTACGGCCTTCCTCGATCCATGCTACGGACTGGTCGATCTCGACGACCCACATGGAGTCGCCGACCTGCGTCCAGCGCACGTTCTTGTTGTCTGGCCCCAGGAACTGTTCGAGCAGATTACCGGAAAGCTTCTCCTGGGCCTGGTGGACGATGAAGGCGTGGGTCGCAACAGAGAGCTGCTGTACCTTGGTGCGCAGGCCGGGAAGGATGTCGTTGACCGTCTTGTTCAAGAGGTCAGCGAGCTTTTGGGCGTCTACCGAGATCTCAAGCTTTGCCATCGGCCTTGGCCTCTGACTCAGCGTTGATTTCTTTCACAGAGATCGGCGCACCGTTCTGATCCTTAACCTGACCAGAACGCATGCTTCGCCAGCGAGCGCGTCCGCCTACCAGAACCTTCTTCTTACCGTTAAACTGGGTTCCGATGGGGGCCGCGTGCGGGACCGGAGTCTCGACGTGGGCCGCTTTCTTTACGTCCTGGTCTTTCGTCAGCTTAGATTTTTGAACTTTTTTTTTAGACTGGTGCTGCTTCGCCACGGCCACGAGCTTGTTGACCATGTTCATGGTCGCCTTGAACGCGGCCGGGTTCTTGTCCGCGAGCGCCATGATCTGCGGGATCTTTTCGTGAACAGTGTGGAGGGTCTGCGCAAGGCGGTCTCCGACGGGATCGGATTCCTGCTCGTCGACCTCTTCCTTTTGCTCGGGTTCAGGCTGCTGCTGCGCTCCGCCCTGCACTTCTGCCTGCGACGGAGGTGTCGCGGGCGGTTGAGGCGGGTTCGGGTTAAAGCCGAGTTCCTGCGCCATTGCTTGGATCAACGCGGCGTTACCCTGGGCGGCCTGTTCGGGAGAAAGAGATTTCGGGGGCGCAGCCGGCTGGGGCTCAGGCAAAGCGTAGTCGGGTTCTTCCGGCTGCACCGGATCGAACACGTTGGAGAGAGGCTTATCTTCTTTGGGCTTTGACGCAGCTTCCTCGTCGAGTTCCGAGCCGTACAGTTCGATCTCGCCGGTCGACTCCGATCGTTCAGCAGCTTCAGAAGCTTCGAGCATGGACAGGCCGATGCCCATCGCGAGCTTGTAGTGGAAGCGCTTCTCGAACTCTTCCGAGAACTCAACCATCTGGTCGGCTCGGGTGGACGGAAGCTCAAGGACAGACTTCTCGTACAGGTGCAGGTGGAGGTGACCGCCGCAGTTCTGAGCAAAGCTTTCCACCTCGTCGTAGAACGACTTCAGGTTCTGGGAGAGCCGGTTGGCCTCGGTCATCATCCCGCGATCGATCAGCTTGGAGAGCTTGTCTCCGATCTGACGGCAGGAAAGGACGATATATACTGACTCAGAGGTCACGGAGTACCCCTTACTTGAAACGTTTTCCCGCGAGCAAGCTGGCTTTCAGGAGAAGCAGGAACATGCGCTGGGATTCCGGATCGGAGTCCTTCGCGAACACTACGCGCTGCTTCCCGTCTTGACCCTTCACGAGTTCCACGAACTTCTTCGGCTGGCCATCGTCGGCGACGGTCTCGGAGGCGAAGCACGCGCAGGGCGCAAAGCGCGGACCGGTCTCGGACTTCTTGAACTCAGGTTCGCCGCAGGTCAGGCACGGGCTGTAGATCTCTTCGTCGGTAACCAGGAAACTCTTTTCGGACTTCTGGGTGGCCATGGCAGATTGCGCGGGCTTCGGAGCCTTCATCTGCGGCTTAGGCATGGTCGACTTCATCTTGGGCTGCGCCAGCTTCTTGTTGCTGGGAGAAGCTGAAGGAGCAGCGGCTACGGCGGGGATCGCCGAGGCAGCGCCCGTAACCATGCCGGCCTTGCCTAGCTCAGACTTCGGCAACTTCGGCGCGGGCATGCGCTTCAAGTCTCGGAGAACGCCTTTGTGTTTTTTCACCGCTTGGGCGGTAAACCGTTCGCCGCGCGCCTGTCTGGCCGACTCTCTGACCATGTGACCGGCGGGACTAACGCCTTCGCGGGTCTTGGAACCGGTGGTATTAGGCCAGTAGGCAGCTTGGTGCACGCCCTTCTCGTCGGCCTTGCCTAGTTCGGCGGCCGCCAGCTTCGTCGGGGACTTCTTGGACCGCAAAATGCGATAGATGTTGTTCGAGGACGCGACCTTGGCCTGGCGGATCTGATGGGCCGCGGTTTCCGGGTGGTCGCTGAAGGACTGGGCGCGGCGGGCGTAGTCGCCCATCTCGCTCTGTCCGGGGCGGCTGTCGCTGGCCGGAGCGTGCACGTCAGGCTGCATCGCGGAGGCAGCGCGCTTGCGGGTGCCGCGCATCCAGCGCTTGAAGCGCTGCTCAAGCTCCGGGTGGATGCCCTGCTTGTTGAACTCGTGCTCGTCGATCTTGGCCTTCTCGGTGTGCTCGGGCAGCTTCCCGCCCTTGTCGGCGTTCGAGAATTCTTTGCCAACCTTCTTTGGGATCCCGATGGTCGACTTGCCGGCAGCAGCAGCGTGCATCGCGCGGCGCTGGGCTTCGGATACAGGAGGCTTGCGAAGCTCTTCCTTCTTAACCGGCTTACCGTTGTGGTCTGTCTTGGAAGGATCTTGGGGTTTGCCGAACTTTAGCTTGGCGGTACGACCGTTTAATTCAGCTTCCGGTGCCTTCTTTTGACCAGGCTTGATCTCTTCCTTGCTCACAGCGTGGGCCATGGCGGAGATGTCGTCGTCCTTGTCGGTCGACTTCTTGGACTTGTCGGCGCGCTTCTTGTCCGGGAGCTTCTGGTCTAATGGTTTCAGGTCGATCTCGGTCTGGATCGGACCGCGGGACTCCTCGATGCTCGGGTCCGCGTTGCGGGCCGCCACGAGGTCCTTCTGGGTGTCGTACGGGTTCTTGTTGTCGCGCACTTCCTGGGAGTCGGAGTGCTCGGAATCCTCTTTCGCTTCGATCTTGGCCTTTACGAGCGTGGCGATCGCGTCGCCCAGGGACTTCTTGATCGGCTCGACCTCAAGACGGAGCTGCTCGCGGGTCGGTTTGCCTTCTAAGGTAGACGCAACGGCGCCGGCAACGGCCAAGTAGCCCGCTTCGTTCATACCGAGGTGCGACAAGGATCCGCCTACCACGAGGTCGGAAGCGATTGAGCCGTCCTCGCGCTTCTCGAAGTAGCAGTCCGTGCTGGTGCCGGGGATCCGGAAGTAACCAGCTTCGAGCGGCTTCAAGGCGCTTGCGGTCTCAGACGCCCATTCGGCCACCGCTCTGGTAACCGCGTAGTGCGCTTTGGCACCGGTAACGCTCTTGGCAAGCAGGCGGTCGGCGGCCTGGTTTCCGATCAAAGCCTTCAATACGGTCTTGAGTTGTGCCATGTGTCTCACTTCAGGTAGCTGTCGTCCACGATGATGTAACCGAAAACTTCTGCGTCGTCCGCGATCACCCAGAGGTTGGGGCCGGCGGCAAGGACCGTGTAGACTCCGGGCGGTACGGCGATGCCGTTGGCCGGACCAGTAGGCGCCGCGACAGAGCTGTCGGAACCGAACGCTACGTTATGAGCGCTCGTGCCGGAGTTCCAGATCGCGATCAACTTGCCGGGATCAGTAAGATTTTTTGCGGAGTCCAGCGCGCCGATGGGGATCAGCTGTCCGAGGGTCGGCCCGAGCACCTTTACGGCGCCAGCCGGCTCGTTGTACTGTTCGTTGTGGATGCGGCCTATGTCTCGCATCCCGTCGCGCGGTTTCTGTCTCTCTGCCATGCGGAATTTCTCCCTGACGCGAAGATTAGGCTATCATTTCGGGCCTAAAGTGCCGCCCGAAGGAGAACTGTACGCAGCCCTCTTGCTCTGTAAAACATCGTAAGGTGTTCGAGCCTGGTCGTGGAAAACCTTCTCGCGGGCTATCAGTACTTGGTAAGGCATTCGCTCGACGGACCTCTCGTAGGTGGCGGGGTCTGTGACCTGCGCTGCGCGCATCTCGTGCAGGATCTTTGAGACAACGTAGAAGCCGGTATACCGGTACCGGATGCTGCAAACTATGCCGCGCCCAGTCACGGGATTGATGCCTGGACGGTTCTGGCTGATCCACCGCACGTCGCCCTCTGGGGTGATGACGAAATCGATGTTCTCCTTGTACTCCTTGTCGGTCGAATCGTAGAGGAACTCCACGCAGGATACCGGAAAGTTCATGCGGTCGATACCGGTAGGGCTAGCTTCAAACTTCTGCAACGCCACGACGCGCATCTCAACGTCTTTCAGGAAGAAGCGGTCCCAGTCGGACACGAGGAGCGGGGTAGTGCCATCGTCGTAGGTCGTGGGAAGAGTAAGGTAGGCCGTGGAGGAAGATAGTACGCCCTCGTCTTCGATGGTCAGGTCGGTGCTGTTGGCCTGCATCCATCCGGTGAAGCATCCGGCCTCGATGTACTTGAAGCCGTCGATGCTCTGGCGCTTACCGAGCACATCGTGCTGGTCTCCGCGCGAAGCCTGTCCCGAAACGTCGGGGACGGCGCGAAAGTGCGTGAAGCGCAGGCCCTGGGAGCGGATCATCTCGTCGAACGCGCCCTTGTCGAAGGACACTTGTTCTTGCGGGATCTCCGTTAGGATCTGCTCGCCGATCGTCATCGCCTTCTTGCGACCGCGCGGCCCTTTTCCATTAATACTTGACATCTTACTTCTTCTTTTCCTTCAGGACATCTGCGATCTTGCGGATCAGCTCCGAGCAGTACTTGCACATGCATTCCGGGTTATGACTCAGCAAGGAATTTTCCCAGAAAGAATCGGTGCACTTGCGCTGCTCGAACTCCTTCGCGCTGATGCCCCATTCAACGTAGAATTCGTGACCGCACGAAGGCTTCCTTAGCAAGCGGCCACCTTTAACATCTTGTGTGGAAGGTCTGCTCACGCCTTACCTCCGAGCTTGGGGTGAAGGTATGCTACGCGCGCTTCTTCCGACATGTCACACAGCCTAACAAGGTCGGTTTTCTCCACCTGGCCGCTCGCGTACCCATCGATTAAAGCATTTTCGTCCATGATCGAGGCCGTATCGCTGGCCGCGTCGTAGACGATGTAGTCTGTGCGACCGGACTTCTCCAAGATTAAGGGGGAGAAAACAGCTTCGCGCAGCATATCGACCGCGGTGTCGGAGTTGTCCGACTTCATGAGCACACCCTCTTCCCACCTGATGCCGGGGCACTTCCTCTCGGCCATGTAGCAGGCGATGGCGATGTGCGGAGCAGTCGCGATGGTCTCGAAACCTCCCTGCTTCTT